GCGCGTTCTCGCCTTGCTTCATGAGCGCGCTAAATTGCGGCGACTGTTCCAGTTGCCGAATAGCTGCCGCCTGCCGCTCATTGCCCGACGGGCCAAAGCGCCCCGAGCCACCAACGCCGAGTAAATCGCGCTGTTGTCCCAGTGCGAGCGAGCCAAGCTGAGAATATGGTTCCAGCAAGGCGCGCATCGCGTCGAACTGGCGGCGCTGCTCCGCAATACCCAACTCGCTTGCGCGCGTTTGAGCGTCAGCCGCTGTATCGGCCGCGTCCTTTTGCGCGTCACTAGATAGCACGCCACCGATTAACGAGCCGCCGACAACGGCAGCAGCTACGAAAGACATAGAACCTCCTGACTAAGCGCCTCATGCTTGCGCGCACAATCGCTTTTCTCGACGTACATTTCCTCAAGCTTCTCGATATCCGTCTCGTCGGTGCCGTACACGTTGCACCACACCGTTTCTTCGATGATGTAAGCCGCCTTGCGTCCGGCTGGCGCGATCACCATGTAGGGCGCGCTCACTTCATGCAAACGGCCATCGCTACCCAGCAGCGCAGCGCGTCCTTTGAGCATCAGATTTAGGTTTTCGTCGCGGTGCGCATGCCCAACGACGAAAGCGCCCGCTGGTAATGTGACTTCGCGGATGTACACGCCCGGCCCGAAGTGATGCCGCACAGGGCAGGGCGCTTGCGGCAGTTGCAGCATTGCCGCTTCGAGCGCGTCGAGGTCGAGCGTTGCGGGAAGTTGCGCGGTCATTGTGGCCGGTACTCCTCAATCAACGACCAGTTAATCTGATAACTCGCCGCTGCCGCGCGGTTGCCGATGTAGGCGTAGTGCGCGAGAAACACCGTGTTTTGCGGCAAGTCGGTACTCAAAAAGCGCACGTCCGGCGCGATGGTCAAGTCATCCGCGCGCCAAGTGATTTGCGTGATGCCCGTGCCGTTCGGAATGCAGAACAGCATTCCATGGAAAACAGACGTTAGGTTCTCCGCGAAGTTAGCGCCAAGGTCCACGCGCGTAGCCACTCCCGCGTTGTCGTTCGTGATGCTTCGCAAGTTGGCGGAATCAGCCGGATCACGACCCCATCCAACCGCGTTAAGTAACGTGCTGGAGTCGGCGTTGGCAGCCACGGCCGTAGAGCTAAGCAGCCCGACAAAGGTTGTATTCGCCGCCGCTGGCAGCGCCTCATAACTCCACACGTAGCGCAAGAGAAACCCGCCACGTCCAGCCGCATTGCCGCGCCATATCGTCTGTATCGCATTTCGCGTACCGCTTTGCACGCCCGCCGTTGTACCGGTCGCACCACTCGTGCGGCGTTGCGAGGTTTTGTAGTTCGTGTTCGCGATTGTCGGCGTAGATATCGTTCCAGCGCTCGCTGTTGTATGCGCGATGCCGAGTGATATCGGCGCAGTTCCTGTACCCGGCACCTGCGCCGTCTTTATCCATCCAGCGCGATCGTAGACCGGGTGAGCGTCCATGCATTCCCACCGCTGGTCTACGCCATCCCACAGCAGCGCCAAACTATCGCCGGGGAAAATCACCGCGTGTACGCGGCCCGCATCAACAAAATTAAAGCGGTTCGCCGCAAGCGATCCTGATGCTTCATGCTGCAACACCATGCATTGCTCAGCGCTGCGATTGCGAATTACCGCCACGCGCCCGGCAACACCACCGGCAAGCCCGCTAATGAGCGCTGGCGCAGTGCCAGCCCATTCAATGATCGTCGCTTTGTTCGGTTCTGCGGCGTCCCAATTCGTCGGGTTGAAATCGGCCTGCGTGCCCGTTGCAGTCGAGGTAACAATCTTGCCGAAGATTTGCGAGGAAACAACACTTGCCACCGTGAGCGCATTACCCGCGCCGCCATCGGTTAGCGTGATGTCTTTGCCTGCGGTTAAGACGCGCTCACCAGTTAGCGTCGCGTCGGTCGCGAGCGTGACGTACTGCGCACCCGTGGGCGCGCCACCACCGCCGCCGCCCGCGTTGCTCACCGCAATCCAGCCGGTGTTACCCGTGCCGGATTCTTTGCGGTAAATCGTCGTGTCCGTTCCGCCGTCCGTGCGCGTGAATACCGATCCGACCGGCGCAGTAACCGCGCCCTCTGGCGAGCCGGTGCCGGAAAGAAATAGCGGACCGGTTTCCGACCCGAGCCGGAATTGCTTGACGAAGAATTCTTTTAGAACCGGAATCACAATTAGGCCGGTAGCGTGCCCACGTTAACGCGCAGCGAATTGGATGCAGGCGCGGCATCGAATAGCACCGTGACGACGTTCACGCTTGTGTACTGCACTTCGGCGATGACTTCGCGCAAGCTGCCGGTAAGCTCGCGCACCGTTACCTGCACGTCGGTCGTGTTCAGGTTGTGCGTGACAGCAATGGATGTTGCCGAGCCGTCGCCGATGGTTGAGCTAAAGCCCTTGGCGCGCAGCGATGAGGTTTTGAACTTAAGCGGCGTGACAATGCGTAAGTCATCGGTGCCCGCGTCGGTTTCGGCTTGCGTGGCTAGTTCGGCAATGCCGGAGGTTGTCTCACTCGCCGGACCTGCGCCACTACCGAACGAAGAAAACACTACGTTGTTGGTGCCGATGGTGCCGTTGACTTGAGTCTGCCGCCACGTCGTTCCAGCGTTCGTGCCTTCGTCGATCGTGATAACCGCCGATTCCAGTTCATCGAACGTGGAGGCATCGAGCGCGCGCGTCATCGGCGTTGCCGCGCCGTTCCAGATGTAGATTCCGTTCTCGGCCTGCGCGGTCTGGTTCTTCAATAGAACACGGTCATTCACTGTCATCGTGATGCCGTCGATAGTCGCGCCGGGCGATGCGATCGTGACGTTCGCGACACTCGCAACGCGCGCGTTATCCTTCCAGCCTACGCCCTCGATTGCCGCCGCCAACTGCTCATGCACCACCATTTCGCCGTTCGCCGTCGAAGGCGCGGCATTGGTGTAGGGCTTGCGTCCGCCCGCATCGATCACCCGTAACTGCGGTATTGCCATGATTTCTCCCTATCCGCTCACGCGCGCGAAACCGGCGAAAGCAACATCAAAATTAAGTGTTAGTACGTCGAGACTGACCGGCACTATTTCCGGCGTTAGAATGACCGCGCCGCCTGTTGTCGTGACTTCCACATGCACAGCTTGCTTGTTGAGGTTGTGCGGCACCGTCCAGCTACTCGATGCGCTGGCTTGCGTATGTAAAAACGATGCAACGCTGCCGCCACCGCCGCCCCCACTGTCATGCTTGAGGCGTCCAGAACCGGTCATGACCACCGGGGCATTTGCCCCGTCCACGTAGTAAATCTGATCGCCCGGCGCAAGCATTGCCGCAATCAAGCGATACGCGCTCGCGCCAACACGCTTGCTGAGCGTGACCGTGAGCGGCAGCGATACATCTTTATTGACCGCCGTTAGCAACGCGAGCTTGTATTCCTTGCCCGCCAGCGGCGCGGCGATAATCGTTACGGTGCTAGCAGCGGCAACGTTGCCTTGATCGGATGAAACACCCTCGGCGATGAGCGCAGCCGTGCGAAAGTAGGTCACTGACCAATCCAGTGACACGGCAGCATCGGTCGTAAGCTCCAGCGAATGCGTAGCGTCGGTGAGCGCAATCACGGGAAGCCCCAAGCAAGCAGGTACATCACGCGCTGGTTAAAGTCGGTCACTTGCGCCGTTGTGTGCGTATGGTTTTGCGCGATCGCCAATGCATTGTTTGCAGTGGACTGCGCTGCTGCTGCCGCGCTGAGCGCGCTAGAGATATCGGCAGGCAAGCTCTGCCGCGTTTGCCGCATCAGCAATTCAAACTGCTTGACCGCCTCATGATCGGGCAGGAAGCGGCGCAGTTGATCGCGCGTCAGAACACGCGGGAACGTATCAGACATTTAACGCCTCGATACGTGCCTCAAGCCGCGCCACGGTCAAATGCGCGTCGCTGTTGCCGCGAAATTTCTGAATGCGCCAATGGTTGAGCAAGCCTTGCTGCAACCAATTAAGCCGTTTGTTGCGCTCGCCCTGCCGGCCGGCGCTGCGCCAGTGCTCTTGACTCCAAGTTTCGCCATCATGGGAATAACTTGTCGCCAGCGTCGGGTTTTTATCGAGCGCAACTCGCCCCGAGAGCGCGACCAACTCCAATTCATGCATAACGGCGCTACGCCCTTCGTTGTAGTTGATCGCCGTGCCGAATTCCCACCCGACCGCTTGGCCATAGTGCGACGAAACCAAGTCAGTCAGCTTGCCGTGCGCCGCGCTCGTCGGATCGCCGCATAGCCAAGCGTCGTAACACCAAACCAAGTTCTTTGCGCGATACTGCGACACGCCGCTAGCCGCCGATGACAGCACAAACCACACCGGCTCACGCAGCGCCGCGCTTGCAATGCCGTCATAGACCAAGCAGCGATCCGGCAAGTGCAACAGCAGGTGCTGATGGCCCTTATCGACGCGCGCTTCCATGATCGATTTTGATAAATCCTCCTCGCTGTAGGTCAGCAGGATGCGATCTATCTCGCGCGTCGAGAGTTTGGCCGCTTGGCTGTTCGCGCCGAGCCACACGGCGGGCGCTTCGTTAAATCCGCTGCCCAAGTAGGCCACGGCTTCCATGAACACCACCGCACAATGCGTGCCGAGCGCGCCGCTTTGAATCTGCGCGCCCTCGATACGCGCGAAGGGGAATAAATCGCCGCCGACGTTATCGAAAAACTCGATCGTGTAACGCCCAACCACGACCGGTTCATTCTTGAGCTTGAGTAAGGCCTTGATGCCGTCCGGGTCAGCCTCGGCGCTGCCGTATTTGAGCGGATTAACCGCCGTCGGGTCGTTTAGCTCGGTGACAACGATGGTTGTGCCATCGGTGCCCATGAAATAACCATCAACCCAAATCACATCAATTACCGTTCCTAAGTCTGGGTCAGTGACACTCGTTAGCGCGGTACCGTTGTAGTAGTACAACGAGCCGCCCGACGCGATAGCAAGACGATCGAACGAGTTATCGAACGAGACTTGACCGCCCGCGCCTACATCACCAATCACTACATGCGAGCCGTCAGCGTTGATGCGTACAAATTTCGTGCCCATGACGCGGTAATAGACACCGTTCCAGTTCGTCCCGCCGCGATCAATGCCCGGGCCAGTGCCGAATAGTTCAATTCCATCCGCAGGGCGCAAGTAGCCGTTGGAAATACCCTGTTGCACCGCGACAGGAACGTAATTGAGCGGGTAGGCCATGCGGAAATCCGCTGCCGCGTCGGTGTAGACCCCGTTGAGCACGCCGATTTGCACTTAGCCGATCCGGTACCAGACTTTCATCAGCGCATCGAAGCGCAAGCGAAAGAACGCATTGGCTGCGAGCGTTGTCGGCGCACCCGTTACCGTCGCGCCATTGGCGTTGATGGTGAGCGTTGTGACCGCTTGCGTGCTGTTTACAAGGATTTCTTGCCGGTCGAGACAGTTCGCCACCGCAGGCAGCACCAGCGTACCGGCAGCAAACGCGCCAGTTGGCGTCAAGATCAACCAAACGCTGTTTGACCCGTCGGTGATGGTGACAGTAAAGCCCGTTGCAGACGGCGCGGCGTACTGCGTGAGCTTATCGTCACTTGCCGTTGCGTCGGCATTGACAAAGGTCTTGAGCGTAGAGAATGCAACGCGCCGCGTGTCACCGTTGGTAGTAGAAAACACCGGCAACGCATCGCCCGCAGCGAGCACGTCAAGCGCGGAAAGTTCGTTGATCTTCACTGGAACTCCAATGGGCCATCCGGCCCGGCTGTAATCGGCTGCTCAGGATCGGACAGAAACTCACGATCCCACCCGCGCAACCCGCGATTGCCCGCACCAGCAGGCATGGACGGCAATTGCGCCGGTTGGGGTTGCATCGCGCGACTAAGTAGCGCGTCGTAGGCTTGCTTGGCCGCAAGGCGTAGCTCCGGCGCAGCCGTCTTGCCGAAGGCCGGACAGATTCGAATCGCAAGGTTGAGATACACCGCCTCGTTCGCCGCGTCCGGCACGCCCGATAACT